GCAACGGATTTAGTTCAAATTCGGATGAATTAGAAAGCAGTTTTGTATTGTTTAATAATATGGTAATTAAGCCTATTCAGGAAATCTTACTAGACGCATTTGAAGAAATACTAGCGTTTAACGGTGTAAGCTTGAACTTATTCTTTAGAACTTTAAAGCCTTTAGAATTTACAGATTTAGAAAACGCACAAACTACGGAACAAGTACAAGAAGAAACGGGATTAGAATTAAGCGAAGAACCAAAAGAAAAAAGCGCACTAGATAAGTTCATAGAAGACGCAGGCGAAGAACCGCACGAAAATTGGTTACTAATAGACGAATTCGAAGTAGACTACGACACGGACGAAGAAGAAAACGAACTCTTAAATAAAGAGCCTAAACAAAGCCTTTTAAGCAAAATAGTAAATCTAGTTAGCACAGGAACAGCAAGACCGAATTCTAAAAGCGAACAAGACGAAAACATAGACGGCTTTAAGTTTATTACTAGATATGTTTACGCAGGCGAACAAAAGCCTAATTCAAGAGACTTCTGCCAAAAAATGATGAAAGCAGGAAAAATATACAGAAAAGAAGATATTATTCAAATGGAAAATTTACCTGTAAATAAAGGATGGGGACCGAAAGGCGCAGACACTTATTCTATTTGGCTTTACAAAGGCGGCGGAAATTGTTACCATAGATGGAACAAACAAGTTTATGTAAGTTTCGAAGGTTATGGAATAGACGTAAACAGCCCAAAAGCAAGCAGAATAGCAAGTAGAAAAGCTGAACAATACGGCTACGTTATTAAGAATCCAAAGCTAGTAAGTACACGACCAATAGATATGCCGAATCAGGGCTTTTTACCTAAAAATAAATAACGATGGCAGAAGCACTTTTAATAACACGAACAGACCTAGTAAAGTTTACGGCTATGAATGGCAACGTAGACACGGACAAGTTTATACAGTATATAAAGATTGCCCAAGACATACACATACAAGGCTATTTAGGAACGGACTTACTAGACAAAATAAAAGCGGACATAGTAGCAAGCACTTTAACAGGCGATTATTTAACGCTTGTAGAAACGTATGTAAAGCCTATGCTTATACATTGGGCAATGGTCGAATATATGCCGTTCGCAGCTTATACAATCGCAAACAAAGGCGTTTATAAACACAGTTCAGAAAACAGCGAAAACGTAGATAAAATAGAAGTAGACTTCTTAATAGAAAAAGAACGTAAAATAGCAGAACATTATACACAAAGATTTATAGACTATATGTGTTTTAATCAGTCCAAGTTTCCTGAATATAATACAAACAGTAACGGAGATATGTATCCAAACACGGACACTAATTTTTCAGGATGGGTTTTATGAAGCAATACAGACCAAAAGACGAAAACATAAAAAAGTTAAAGCTATACTTAAAAAAACTAACAAATGGCAGAAAAGAAAATAAGTCAACTAACAGCAAAAAGCGCTAATTTAGCTTCTACGGATTTAATTCCTATTGCTGAAAGCGACGGACTAGGCGGATATGTTACTAAACATATTACAGGCGCAGAAGTAGTAGGCGGTGCAGGTTCTACAACTATTTACAACGGAGACGGACAGCTTTCCGCAGACAGAACAATTGATGCAAACCAAAATAAACTAGTTGTAGCAAAACTAGAACAAGTTATATTTAGCATAGACGGTCCAACTGTAGGTTTTGAGCCATATTTTAAAGTATTATCTGCGAAGGCTACAGGAAAAGATTTTTTTCAAGTTTACAATAACACCGATGGACTAGAAGTTTTTAGGGTAATGGCTGATGGAAAAATTGAAATAAATTCAGCATATACATTACCCGAAGTCGACGGAACAGCGAACCAAATCTTAACAACTGACGGCGCAGGTGCTTTAAGCTTTGCTAATTTAAGCATAGGCTTGTTTAGTCAAACAGCAGACAGCACGCCTGTAACAAACACTACTACGCCTTCAAGTTTATTAGGAACAGGAGTAGGAAGTTTAAGCGTGCCTGCAAATGGCTTTGCTGTAGGAGATTCTTTTCACTGCAATATTAAAGGAGACATAAGCAACTTAAACAACGAAACTATAGTAATAGAATTAAAGTCGGGTTCAGTAGTTTTAGCGACAAGTGGAACGCTTACGCTTCCTACTATGACTTCACAGCCTTTTGAAATAGAAGCGGACTTTACAATAAGAGCAATTGGAGCAGCTACGACGGCAGCAATTATGACAGCGGTAGAATTCAACTTTATTCAAAATTCAGGAACTTCTTTTCAAGGCAAGATGTTTCATTCTTTGAATAATACTACTTTCGACACTACAATAAGTAACACTTTAGACGTTCACGTAACGTGGGGAACTGCAAGCGCTTCGAATTCTATTTATTCACATATTACTAACTTAAGACGAACTTATTAAAATGGCAAATACAATAGATTGGGGACAAGGAGCAGTAAACAACACAATAGGATGGGGCAAGGGAAAGACGAACGCTACTAATAATTGGGGTTCTATTTATGACAGCACAGCAGCAGGAGAAACTAACATAACAGGAGGAGGAGGATTCGTCAATGAATACTCAATGTCTTTTGATGGGGTTGATGAGTATTTTAGTGCTGGGAATCCAAGCAGTTTACAAATTACTGGTGCATTGACTATTTCAGCTTGGGTTAAAACAACAAACACAACTACAATTGGAATAATTGTAGGAAAAGACGGAGTCAGTCCCCACGCTACCAGGTCGTATCAAATACAATTACAATCAAGTGGTGAAGCAAGGTTTGTGATATTTAAAAGTGGTAGCATAGTAGAATTAGTTACAGGTACAACTTTGGTAAATGATGGGAATTGGCATCACGTTATGGGTGTAAATGATGGAGCAGATTTAAAAATATATGTAGATGGAACACTTGAAGCTACAAATTTAGGTGGTGGGGGAACTATTCAAAATGGAACTGCAAACTTTAACATAGGTAGAAGAGAAGGGAATGGTACTAATGAACTTGAATTTTTGGGCAACATTGACGAGGTTGCAATATGGAACAGTGACCAATCAAGCAATGCATCAAGCATCTACAATGGAGGCGTTCCAACAGATTTGTCAAGTCTTTCTCCATTAAGTTGGTGGAGGATGGGAGATGGAGACACTTGGAATGGCTCAACCTGGACTTTAACTGACAATGGCTCAGGAGGCAATGATGCAACTTCTGTATTTATGGAAGAGGGAGATAGAGTAACTGATGTACCTTAAAAAAAATAGATATGAAAATTTCAGATGTTTACGCAATAATATTGACAGCAGATATTGACAAAGTTGATTTCAGTCAAGTTCCTGAAGAAAATAATAGTAATTTAAGATATTCATTGGATGGCACTCAATTTGTCATCAAGTGGAATTCGGATGCTGTTCCAACATTCATTACGGACGGCTCAGTCGTTCCTGTACAAACTTTAACGCATCAAGAATGTCTTGATTTAATGGCTACACCTGAATGGAGCGAACCTGAAGAATAGGCTACAAAAAGACGAATTATAAGTTAATATAATATGCACACTAAAACCCTAGCAATACTATACTACTTAATAGGCTTTGCTTTAGGGCTTTCAATGTTCATAACAGGTAAAGAAATATACGTAAGACTAGGTGGAATGTTTCTATTAATTTATTTAACTTATAATCTAACAACACAACTAGAAGAATGAAAACGCAGTTATATATATTACTTACCAAACTAAAACTAAACTCTCTCAAAATGACTTCTATTGTATTTTCGTTCTTTTTGCCTATAAGCGGAATCCTTATTTTAATAGCTTTTGCAATTCTTTTAGATACTGTTACAGGAATATATAAAAGCGTACACTTAAAACAGAAAGTAACTTCAAGAGGACTTTCGCAAATCATAAGCAAAATTCTTCTTTATGAAACTACAGTACTTCTATTCTTTTTAATAGATAAGTTTTTAGTAAGTGACATTATAGCGCAGTTTTTTAGTATTGAATTTCTAGTTACTAAAGTGCTTGCGTTAGTTCTTGTTTCTATAGAAGTAGTTTCAATAAACGAAAACTATAAGGCAATCTACGGAAAAGATTTATATAGCGCTATGAAATTATTATTTAGACGTGCTAAAGAAATTACTTCTGAATATAAAAATATCAATGCGGACGATAAGTGAATTAATAGTACACTGCACAGCAACGCCTGAAGGCAAATACTTTGACGCAAGCCATATAGACAAATGGCACAAGCAAAGGGGATGGAGCGGAATAGGCTATCATTTTGTTATTTTACTTGACGGAACTATTGAATACGGCAGGGACTTAAACAAAGTAGGAGCGCACACAAAAGGGAAAAATTCTACTTCTATAGGAATTACTTATATTGGCGGAATGGACGTTGAAATGAAACACGCAAAAGACACGCGTACAGAAGCGCAAAAGGAAAGCTTACTACTTTTACTTAAAACACTAAAGAAGCTTCATCCTGAAGCAGTTATTTATGGGCATAGAGACTTTTCAAGTAAGGCCTGCCCTTCATTCGACGCAAAGACGGAATATGCGGACATTTAGTTTATTAATAGTTCTTTTCTTTTGTTCGTGTTCTGCTAAATGGCACTACAACAAAGCAATAAAGAAAGGACTTGAAATAACTACTAAAAGCGATACTATTCGAATTACTACTATAGACAGTATTCCCGTAATAAAACACGATACTATAGTTTACGAAAAATACTTCACTTCTAAAGACACTATTGTATTTTATAAGGATGTTTACGTTCCAAAGACGATTAGAGAAATACGAATAGAAAACAAGCTAATAAGAGACACTATAAGAATCAAAGAAAAAGCCAAAGTACAAGTAGAAAAAGAAGAAACTAAACAAACAAAAGCAGAAAACAACGTTTTAAGCAAATTCTTTTTAGGGCTTATTTTAGGAATCATAACTACTGTAATTCTAGGCTTTGCTATAAGAATGAAATGGAAATAATAGAACACGCTGAAAACATTCACGAACTAAAATTAGAAGGCACAAAAACACGAATAGCAATGCTTTCGGACATTCATTGGGATAACCCAAAATGCGATTGGAAACTACTTAAGAAAGACCTAGACTACTGCGTAAAAGAAAGTATTCCAATAATGATAAACGGAGATATGTTCTGCTTAATGCAGGGGCGTGGCGATAAGCGAAGGAATAAAAGCGACATAAGACCCGAACATAACAACGCTAACTATTTAGATTCAATCGTAGAAACTGCCGTAGAATGGTGGTCGCCTTATGCGCACTTACTTACTGTAATAGGCTACGGAAACCACGAAACAGCGATAATAAAGTTCCAAGAAACGAACATCTTAAAACGCTTTGTAAAACTTTTAAATCTAAAGAATAATACAAACGTTAAAACAGGCGGTTACGGCGGATGGATAGTAATAACTAACACAATACGTAAAAAGACAACAGGAAAAAACGACACTAGAAACACGAAAATAAAATACTTTCACGGTTCAGGTGGCGGCGGTGTAGTAACAAAGGGCGCGCTTAATTTAACTAGAGCTTTAGAAATGTATGAAGACTTTGACGTTTTTACTATGGGGCATATTCACGAAAACGCAGCTAGGAACGATGTAAGAGATATTATAGTTCAGGGCGCAAACAATTATAGACACGTTCAAAAACAGCTTCACTTAATGCTTACAGGAACGTACAAAGAAGAATACGGCGCAGGTTCTAAAGGTTGGCACGTAGAAAGGGGCGCACCTGTAAAGCCAACAGGCGGACGTATTTTAGAAATAACATATAAAAGAAATCAGAAAAAAGGAAATGACTTTTTTGAAAAACAAGTAGATAGTTTCAAATTTCCTTTGTAAATTCGCATTAAGCACTAATTCCATAATTACTTCTTTTGTGCTTGTTCATAGTGTAAAGGGCGTCTTTCGGGGCGCCTTTTTTGTATTCCTGAAACTTTTTTTTGTTAAAAACGTATTAACATATTTAAAAAGTTATTATATTTGAATAAAATAAAATAATACACTATGAAAACACGAGAAGAAATTGTCGAAACAATCAAAGCCAAACACGAAAAGGCTTACAAAGATTTAAAGTATTACGAAGAAAAATTAGGCGAAGATTCAAGTACTGCCGTTCTTTTCCGCGAACGATGGGCAACGCTTTATTTATTACTGAACGAAATTAAAGAACCTATTGACTACGAATCCTTAAAATAAACACTATGCAATACTATTGGACAATGAAAAACGGAGAAAAAATTGATGTTGACTTAATGACTGTAAGCCATTTAAGAAATACTTTAAAAATGTTAATTCGGCAATCACAATTTAAAACAACGGTCACTAAATCCAAAATTGGAAACATTGAAGAAAATTTCCTTGAAGAATTATACAAGGAATATGAAGACGAATCTATTTACGAATACTAAAAAAAATCACTATGAAAAAACTAATTAACTATTTTACGCCTGTAACGGAAGAACATAAAGACGTTTTAAGGCACTTTTTAGCCCCTCTAGTGGCTTTTCTGCTTGTCGGCGGGTTCATTATATATTGGTTCAATCATTAACGCTTTAAATCGAATAAAAATGGAAACAGCAAATTTTTTAAATAAATTAGGAACTTCTGACTTTGAAAGTTGGATATTAGTGAATAAAGCATTTCAAGATTATGCAAAAAGAGAAGATATTATGGAGTGCGGATTTAATACAAATAGCGGTTATGTTTATATCGCTTTAGAAAATGGCATTACTATCGCTTCGTGTTTTGGTCAGGAAGTAGATTATATCGTTTGCGATTGGGAAACAGGAGAAGAATTTTTTTACGAAACATACGAAGAAGCAGAAAATTATGAAAGAAACTAGAATAGAATTCCCCGAAATTGATTGCTATATGTTAGACAAAGAAATGAGTTGTATCTATTTGGAAATGCAGGACGAAATAATGAACAAAAGATATACCATTATAATTGACGCGTACCATTTTCTTGAATGGATAGACAGCAAAAATATAGAAGAAATAAAAAAACACTTAATTAATAAAATTGAAAAAAAATGAATTTAGAAAAAATATACTTTGAAATAGGAGTAAACAACGAAGTAGAAGTACGCTCCGAAGAAGGAACAAGTTCTTATGTTTTATTTTGTAATTGGTCGTGGGTTTACGGTCAGGAATACGAAAACGGCATAGGGTGTATTTTAACAGTAGATTTCGGAATATGTTTAGAAAGCTATCCTGATGGAACAGAAGAAGAATTTGGCTTTGCAGTAGAAGAAAGTTT